TCATAATAATCACCTAAATGGAGGACATTTTTTTTTTTTTGTTTCTTTAAATATGGAAAGAAAATTTCCGTATAGAATCTTTCTTGATATTTTAAGAATATATCAGAGGAATTCCTTACGCCTGCGTGTGTATCATTTAAAATGGCCAAACGCATATTACTTCTCCACCATAAACAGTTCTAGTTTTTCTCGTTCTTTTTCTTCTTTAGCGAAGTCCTTTATCTTATTATCCCTAGTCCGTACCCGAGAAATTCTTTGACGCAGTGTATCAATGTATTGCATAGTATGTTCAACACCTTCATCATCCATACCCATACCAACAAAATCTTCAATACCCATCTTTTCAATGAATTTGAATTTGATATCTTGTTGTTTCTTTTCTTTGGTTATTCGCCTAATAAAGGCGAAATAGCAGATCTGGGTAAAATAAGAGAATGCATTAGGTTTACCTGTTCTGGTGGCAGCTTCGATATTGTAATTACCTATGGCTCTTAGACAATTTTCCACTGCATCCATGACCATTTCTTCCCGATAGGTATACCGGACAAAGTTGGGTCGATGCGATAGTCCCTCTGCAATCTTTATAAAGCAGGTTGCAATGTAATCTGTCACTATAGGCATTTCTGTATTATTTTCACGGGCAGCATTTGCGTGTATAGCATAGTCATAAACTGCTTCTGAAAAATCTCTATTATTAACGTAGTGTGGTTTTTGTTTTGGTTTCAGTTTAGTCATTTAACTTTTCCTCCATAATTAAGTATATTATATCATACTTTACACCAAAAGTAAAGGGATTTTGTTACTTATTTTAAAATAATTGCAGAAAATGGTTGACAAATGGTGCTAAATAGTATATAATATATTAGTACACCCGGGGGGTTAGAGGTATACAATAAATTAATGTACTGTATCCTCATCTAACGGTAACATATCAGCTTCCATTGGTTCAGTTTCTATTTCAACTCTATCTGCAATCTTTTTGGTGAGTTTCTTAAGAAGAGATTCTTGTGTCTCTGGACCTGGGATTCTTTCTTGCCAGGCAAGGGCATACTTGATGTACTCTGCTTTAATATTATCTATAACATTCGAATCACTTATAATATTATGTTTATCAATGCTATATATTGTTTGATCAGAAAAAGGACACCATGGTTGGAACTGATATCCACCTAATGCAGTAATGTATACGGCAACAGGTCTTTCTACCAAGTAGTGATCTCTATTATTTACACTAATTAATGCAATGATATTGTCACCATTAATTAGTTTAAAATTTCTTATATTAAGGTTTTCCATATTATATATTTATATCGTATATTTCATAATCAAATTTTTCTTTAGCATATATCTTAATGCGCTCTGCCGCGTGTACCAAGGTATAGTTCTTCTTACTTTTCCAATGCAAGTCATCAGCTATATCATATACTGTGGTATTTTTTTCATCTGCTGTCTTTCGTAACCCACGGCCTATACTTTGTAAAACTCTAATCTGACTTTTATTAGGTGAAGCAAATATAATATTGTGCAGACGCTTAATATTAATACCAGTAGAGAAAGTCCCTATGGAAGCAACAATAATAGCATTATCTTCCCTTTCAGTAATAGCACGGATTTTCTCTCGCGTATCCACATCGGTTTCACCACTGACATAAAATAATCTCCTATCAGTAATGTTCAGTTTTTTAAACTTATCTTGCAACATGTTATGTAGAGGTTTTCCGTGTTTATCGACATATTGGAATAATATGAGTATGTTATCGACACTATCCATAGCTAGATTTGATATAAAGTTATTTCTTGGTTCATACTTTACAATGAAATCCATCTCTGCCTGATAGTCTCTTTTAACCTTACAGTGTTCATCAGCATATTTTAGTAGTAGTATGTTAATATCCAACTTAGCCAAATCATTATTATCCATTAATTTTTTGGTAGTGGTTACTTTATGGACTGGGCCGAATAGCCCTTCTAATACTAACTGATGGGTCTGTGTACCATCCAACGTACCTGTAGTACCCATACGGAATTTACATTCTGTACATTTTTCCAATATGGCAGTAAGAGACTTAGCCTTAAATGAATGTGCTTCATCACCAATGACCATACCATAAGGCTGAAACCAACCTGCTTTTTCTTTATATATTGATTGCCATGTAGTAATAACCACTCTATTCTGTATATTATACTTCTCCCGACCGGCGTAAATTTTATGACAATTATCATCTACTTCCCATTCATCAAATTGTGAATAGTCTGCGAAATCAGAATACATCTGTTCTACCAAAGATGTTGTGGGTACTATTAACAACACATTCTGATCTGAGGTTTCTAAAAAGAATCTAATGGCCATGTATATAATAAGCGACTTACCAGAAGCTGTGGGAGACAAGAGTAAAGATTGACTATTAGAAAGAGCGTGATGCAAGGCTTCTAATTGATAATCACGGGGAACTATCTTTTTTCCATCTGATGTTAACGATAATTCGTCTAATAACGAAGATATATCAATAATATTCTTAGTACCTGGGATACCATACTCACCACTATCCAATAATATATTATACTGTCTAGCATCAACGAACTCTTGCAGGTAATGGAATAGACCGGTATATAGAGTTTTCTTTCTGAGATCGTATAACCGTATTTTACCATCCCACATACGATTCTTATATGCTGGCATAAATCTATAGCCGGGAACGAAAAAACAGAAGTGATCTGCTAACTCTTGTTCTATAGAGGGTTCTGTAATTATTTCTAAGAAGGCTTCATTTTTCTTCTTGACCTTTATAGTATCCATTAAGTCCCTTTTTATACTTATTTTCATTCATTAGATATATAGTCTTTATATACCACTTGTAAAACGCCTCCAGTCAATCATGTTTTTGATATTCTGATGCCGCCACTTGATATTCTCCATAATTTCTTTAAGAGTATCACATAATTCCTTCTGATAAGCCATCTTAGCTTGATGTGATTGAACTATTGGATCTGCATTATACCATTTATCCATGTCGCCCTTTAAGACTGTAAGACCATTAAGTGGATCATATTCCCATCCTTTCTCATCCATTACTTCTTTAGATAGTTTACCATTATAGTGCATGAATTTGTCTCTAAGTATTACTTTGAAGTCTAGTTCTAGTTTCTTCAGTTTCATCTTATTGACACTATATATTTCTAAATATTTGGAGTGGAGTTTGGCAGAATCGCGGGAAGATTCATCAAGCTTCATTTCATCTATGATGGAATCCTCTTTCCACATTTCTAATATTTTTTCTAAGTTATTCATAATGTAATCTCACCGGTTTAAAATTAATCTGTTTTAAGTACTATTATACTACAAATTTAGACAAAAGTAAACCATTTATTTTATTTCGTAATAGGTATATTTAAATGAAGCATCGGCCTGCAGATATTCAATTTCTGTTTGTTGTGTTGAAAATTCCAAAGCTGATAGAGACGTTGGAAAACAATCTCTGAATGTAATTTCTTTACTGACATTGTTATGTGAGGTTAGAATAGATAATGTAGCATCAAACTTATAAGATTCGCCCTGAGCATCATTAATGATATTATGCATCCAATTAAACATTTCTATATAATTATCCATATCTTCGGTTACATTAAACCGTATAGACAATTCATCAAAGGATAACCGATCACCTGTCATAGCGACATTAACACCCCTATAAGGAACAGTTGATTCAGCTAATGTGACACCCGGCAGAGTTACCGCAGTACAGAAATATTCTACATTAGGAAACTCTTGAGCATCAACATTGAATTGAAAACCCACAGGACTTAAAAAGTTTTTATTTGTTGTTAACGCATTCATATTACTATTTATACCCTTTAATCTTTATACTTATTATTTATACAAATAAAAAAAGGGCCCTCAAAGAGGACCCCTTTAGTAGAATCGTAATTAACGAATCAGGTTTAAACCATGATGTCGTCAACTCTAAAGATTCGGAAGTATGGGTTAGCACGGTTAGTACCCGCACCGGCCGCAGTACCCACGAATGGATTCTGTTGCAAGCCATATCTAGTCTTGAAACCGATTCTTGGCTGGAAGTCATTCTCACCAACGGCTTTAACCATAGTTAAAGGTACGTATGGGCAGTAGAATAGACCAGCATCGTATGGGTTAGCACCTCTGTAACCAACACACGCGAAATCACCATTAGCATATGGATCAACATATACTTTCAGACGACCGTTAAGAGTACCAGCAAAAGTATTACCAGTATCATCTACAGACAAGCCAGTTGCAAGAGCAGGAGCATAGTCCATAACACCAGCAGCTGCAAGAGCAGAAGCTACGTCAGATGAAACAAGAACAAAGTTACCTTTGCCACGTCTTGTGTCAATAGCAATCTTGTTGGCTTCTCTTTCGATCTGCATGATAAGACCCTTGAATTTCTCAGCCATCCAGCGACCATCGGAGTCAGAGTTCACGTTAAATACACCTTTCAGTGCAACGCTAGCCTGAAGAGCACCAAGATTAGCTTTTGCATAAACAGTTCTAATCAACTCTCTATTGATTTCCGCAAGGATTTCAGAAGAAAGAATATTAGCAAGTTCTGCTTCTGCATCAAGACCGTGAATAGCCTTCAAGTCTTGTGCCAATTCCATAGTGTACTCAGCCTTAAGAGCTCTTGACTTAGCAGTTACAGTAGCTTTCTCAATTGAGAATGCCATTTCACCGAAAGCTCCGTCACCCGAAGCACCAACACCCAAACGCTCTGCATCGTCTGTGGACATAGCAGTACCGGAAGTGATGTTAGTATCTTCATCAGCTAAAGAGCTGTTAGAACCAGTTGCATCAGTAACACCTTCTAGACCAGTAGGACCGGCTTCGTGTGTACCAGTACCAGAGACATCGGTATCAGCTTCACCGTGAAGTGCTTCTGCTCCGTCCTGTGTGCTATAGCGAGACTTCATTGCAAAGATAAGTCCAGTAGGACCAGTCATTGGTTGTACACCAGCGATATCATAAGCGATTAGGTTAGGCATTGCACGTCTTACCAAAGAGATAAGAACTGGATCAAAAGTAGCGATGTCGCTACCAGCTTGGTTATTTGCAGCGGCTGCTTCAGAAATGAAGTTTCCGCCTATATTTTGAGCATCTTCTCTCAAAGCTTGCTCTTGGTTCTCCAACAATCTAGCTACAGTAGCTTTCTTGTGCTTGTCAGTAATACTAGGTATATCTGAGTGTTCTAGTACTGGAGCCCATTTTTCCATTAAATTTGAATCTGCGTTAAACATTGTTTGTTTCCCCCATTAGATTCTATTATATTACTTGTTAAATTTGGATATTGCTTGAGTGTATCTAGACATAACGTCACTAACATCAGCCGGGGCTTGATCAGTTCCTGCTACGCTTGATACTTCATCAGTTGAGTCACTAACGTCTTTAGCGAAGTATGATTCTTTAACAACTTTAACTTTCATTTCAAAGTTATCTCTGTTATCGAATTCAATATCTTCTACCAAAGTGCATAATTTCTCAGCTTCTGTTTCTGCAAGCCCGGAAGATTGTTCTCTTACTACATCAGCTCTTTCTAAAGTTTGAACTGATTCATGTAGTTTAATATTATCTCCTGTGGTTTTGTTTAATGTTTCTTCTAGCTCAGTAACTGTTGCAGCTAATTCTTCTACAATATCTACCTTACTTTCTGGAACATCGATATAATGTTCTTTGAACACTGATTGTAAAGAAGTCATAAAGTCTTCAGCAAGTTCAGTCCCAAGACCTTCCGTTACTGCAACTTTATTTTGATCCATCCAGTTAGTGACAACATAGCTCAAGTAAGAATCAACTTTCTCGACCAAATCGCCTTTAACATCAGAAATTTCTTCTTCAAGATTCTGCGCGTATTCTGTTTCAAGCCTTTCAACTTCATGAGCCAACTTACTAGTAAGTACAGCTTCAAAAATTGCACCAGCTTTGCCACGAAATCCATCAGATAAAGTTGCTTCTTCAGCGATTACTGCATCCAAATCTTCCTCAAAATCAACGGCCTCTACTTTAGCTTTCGCTTTAAGGTCAGCCTTCTTTTGTGGTCCAGATTTGATTGATGTATCAACGGATCGATCATCTTCGGACTCGTCAACTTTCGCCATTTTAGCAAAGATTTTTTGCGCATCTTCTTTTCTAGCGGCCTTCAGCATATCAACTGCTGCCTGAATAACTCCAGCTTTAGT